CTACTGTTATTGACAATTTTTTTGTTGAACCTGATAAGGTAGTGGACATGACAAAACAAGATAACATAGTTTGGAATCCTGCAACTGATGGATCATGGCCTGGCGTGAGAAGTCAAATGGTCCATGAAATCAATCCAGAATTTTTTGTCTATTACATGCAACGATACCTTGCACATTTTTATCCGTGGGAACATATAAGAAATACAAGAGATGGTTTTGGATTTACAGCAACCGCATTCTTTCAACGAGTGCCTGCAAAACATAATGTTTGTTGGGTTCATTCAGACTTTCCTGTAAGACACACAATTATAACTTATCTGAATAAAGGTTTTAGTCCAACAGGTGGTACATCAATCTATGAGGCAAAAGGTCATGGCGTTTCTATGGGTGGTCATACAGAGGTTGCAAAAGAAGATTTTTATTCTGGTCGTATTACAAGAGAAGAGGCAGAGGCTGCAAGATTAGAAAACAACAATCAGTTTGTTGAAAGTACAAAAGTGGCTGCAAAGTTTAATCGCACAGTGGGATTCGATAGTGGTAACTGGCATGCTATGCACGATCATAGCGAAGATGAGTTTGGTGAAGATAGATTAACCATGATTACATTTTTACATTTTGTTATGGGTGCAGATTATCCACTAACAAACTCTAAACAATATCCATTCTTTTGGGATCCTCATGACGGACAAGGTAATGTAACACAGGTAAAAAATTAACATATATAATATTGCGGTCTTGGTGAAATACTGTTAGACACGAAGTCATCTACGAATTGACTTTGCCTATGTTCAATAAGAATAGAGGCGTGCAAGTTCAAATCTTGCAGACCGTACCATAGGGAGTTAAGTTACGAAGTGGCAGCGTAACCTGCCACGCTCCCAGAAAGTGAATATGAAAATACATAATAATGTTTTAAAAGATGAAGAACACAAGGCTCTTGTAAGATATGTTACAAGTAATGGGTTCACATGGAATTACAATGACGCAACTCACTATGAAGGTGCAAAGGGTGATACACCACAAATGGTCCGGGCACTTATGGCTCGTGCAAGTATAGAAGATTGGCAAGAAGAACCATCACATTATACCTCACAACATTTTTATCACAAATATTTTTGGCAGATACCTTATCTACATGACATACTAAAGAATTGTGGTTCAACAGGAGAGTACTGGCGAGTAAAATGTAATTTACTTCAACCATACCACAATGCACCAGAACATCACCCTTTTCATGTTGACATAGAACAAAACGGTTGGCAAGCGCCTGGTGGCTTCACCAGTTATGTTTACTATATAAATGATAGTGACGGTGATACTTGGTTCGAAGATGGGACAAGACATACACCAAAAGCGAATACAGCGATTGAGTTTGGTAGTCATATAAAACATGCAAGTTCAAACCCAACACAAGGACCTCGTTATGTAATTAATTTTATTACAACGAATACACCATTAAGGATATAAAATGATATTAGATAATAACTATATGGTGAAACAAATACTTTCACCACAAGAATGTTCACAAGTTGTTGAAGCAGGCGTGAAACATTTACAGCAAGCACAAACTTTTAAATCATCAATAGGAGAGAATGATACACATAGAAATAGTGAAGTCGCATGGTTCAAAGATCCAACATTCATTCAAAAGATTGCACCAATAATTTCAGAATTGAATAATGTTGCAGGTTGGGCATATGATGTAGATGAGGTTGAAAATATACAGTTTACAAAATATGGCGTCAATCAACATTATCATTGGCATCCAGATAGTGCAAGTGATTGGCCAAACATTTATAAACCTACAAAGAAAAATGATAAAGGTATTTGGATACAAGGTCGATATGCAATTAATCCAGAGGGTACAGGTTTAAAACATGAGGCAAGTCCAGATGGATTTTTTCCTATGGTAAAATGGACAGACGATCCTGCACCAGTCAATGTTGAACATGATTCACCTACAAATGGTTGGGTAGCAGATAAAACTTGGTGGGGTAAAGTAAGAAAGTTATCAATGACAATTAATCTATCAGAACCTGGCGAGTATGAAGGTGGTAATTTAGAAATCAAATATCACAATGTAGATGGTGAAGAAGAAATCAAAGTGATTGAAGAAGGTAGAGAACAAGGTAGTGTTATACTATTTCCATCTTATCGTATTCATAGAATATCACCAGTAACAAGAGGTACAAGATACTCTATGGTCATCTGGTGTTTAGGTAAACCATGGAGATAAAACGAATAGATTTTATTTCATCTTTGTATTGGCAAGACATACCATTAACAAATGAGTTGAAAGAGTTTTGTATTCTAATGAAAGATAAAGATTATCACAATGATGATCTTACACCTCAACTTGCAAAACTTTTAGGACCACAAGATTTATTTTTAGGTGTCGCCAAAGAACAAGGTTATAAAAATGTAAGTGTTTCTAAAATATGGATTGCACATTACAATAAAGGTGATACACATGCCGTACATGTACATGGGCCACATAGACACGATTGGTCGTTCATACTTTACATAGATGCTAAAGATGATTCCTCTGAAACAATGTTTTACAATCCAGGGTTTCCTTATATTGATAATCAGAAAGTAAAGATGAAACCTAAAGTAGGTAGACTATGTTTATTTAATGGTGGACTACCACACGAGGTGTTACCATCAACTGACGATACAAGATTAATCGTTAGTGGTAATTTAATTTTTGGACATGACATGCCTGTAGGTATGAACGCAACATATAGTGTATAAAATTTATTTACACATAGGCAACAAATCCTCGTTTTTTTAGCATACATATAATGCTGCTTTTCCATGAAGACACTATCTGCTAATCATATAGAGTTTCCTGAATATCATCAAGTCCTAGAGATTGCAAGTCTCGGGAATTATCACAATCAATCAAAAGTCTATAAAGGTGGTATCGAAAGAAAACAACAACGGTTTCGATTAGAAAGTTTAATGAGAGACCTTGATGCTCACGGTATGCAACACCCCATTATCGTAAACAAGTGGGTAGAAGATATGCCAGTCTCTGTTGGACATCAAAGAGTTTGGTATGCTCAACATAAAGGTTACACACACATTGATTGTTATGTTGTACCAGATCAGAATGTTTGGAATAATATTTTTAATTTTACAAATAGTGAAAACTATTGGGAGAAATATATGAATGAGTATAGTGAAAGAAAAGAATTAATTGCCAAAGAAATAACTCACCCACATCATCATAGATTAATACCATTAGACGAACTCACTTTTAAGTGGGACAAAGTACAAGGTAGTTGGGAAGCATATGCGAATACTATGGGTATAAACTATAAACCATTATTTGAAAGTATGGATCAAAATGGTATGTTGCACCCTATCATGGTAAGACGAATGAATGGTAAATATCGTAAGTGGCAGGCAGGTGGTCGTAGAATTATATGGGCAAAAAAGAACGGATATACTCATATAAGTGCATATGTTTTAGAGAAACAAGAAGATGTTGATAGAATTTACCAAGAGACATTTGACGAAAAGTATAAATAATATCGAGGGAATACATTACTCACCCGTTCTGGGTTTGAGAAAAAATTAATCAAGGAGAAAATATGTTAAGATTAATTACTGTTACAGGTGCATTTTTTCTGTTACTAGCCTATCAGGCACACGCGGCAGAAATTACACCGTATGGTACCTTAAACTACAAATGGTCGCATGATGAAAATGCTTCTGGTGTTGCTTACGACAAGTTAGAGAACAACGGATCTAAAATTGGTATTGATATAATCGAACCAAGTATTGAAGGTAGTTCACTAAACGGTATCGCAAAAATAGAAGTAGGGCTTGATGTTGACGATAGTGGTTCAGACACTTTTGATTCCAGACTTGCATATGCAGGTTTAGAAAATAATGGTGTGGCAATTACTGTTGGTAGACAATCACATGACTGGGTTTCACAAACTGGAAACTTTGAAGTGTATGGCTCAAACGCTGTATTCAAATATGGCGATAGATCATCAAACACAATCAAGTTAGATAATGGCATGTTTAGTGCAATGGCGATGGTTGATGGATCTTCTGGACAAGATGGCATAGATATGTGGGAAACAAGTCTTTCTCATTCAATGAATGGCATTGATGTTGCAGTTGGTTACGCTGATGATGTAGTTAACGATATCTCTTATTGGGGTGCAGGCGCCTCAACAACTGTAGGTGATTTGACAATCGCTTCTACATATACCATCAAAGATGCGGCAACGGATTTAGAAGGTATGGAAGCAACTATATCTTGGAAGTCTTTAACAGTTGGTTACGGAGATAAAGAAGGTACAGGAACTTATATGACATATGGTGTTAGCCATAGTATGACGGATTCATTATCTGTATATGCAGAAATGCAACAAGACGATTTAGATACAGGTACTGACCTACAACATTATAGTGTAGGTACGAAGTTTACATTTTAAGTTTCATAATTTAAACAAAGGAGAAAAACAATGGATAAATGGATAAAAGATACTAACGCATGGAAAGATTATGGTTTAATCATTCTAGCGATAGCATTATTCACAGGTTTTATCGCACCACTTACCATAATTAAATGGGGCCTAATTGCTTGGGTTGCAGTTAATATGTGGCACAGATGGAACGCATAGGATAAAACAATGAGAGACATAACAAAGAACCGTTGGAAAAAATTAATCTATGTTCTTATAGTCATAGGTGCATTTTGGCTTGGTCATCAATACGGTGAAGAAGCGGCAAGGTTTGCAAACGAAATGCCTATACCTAAAGTTACAATAGAAATGCCAGCGGCAAAAGATGAATTAGATATCCTCGAAGAGAAACTGGCAGCGCCAGAAACAACTGAGGAAATTAGAGGCTAATCATCATAACGCTTATATCGTTGGGAGAGAATTTTTTTTAATCTCTCCCACACGATACGATCTGCTAATTCTTTTGTAGTTCGAACATCACGCCTAGCAAGTTGATCTGCTTTACCTTTACATACTAAAATTTTTTCTAACAAAGATTTTTTAATCACAAAGTCTACAACTCCAATCACCAACATAAGTCCAACCAGTAAAAGTTTCACCGTCAATATATTGCCCAATAAAAAACGGCACTAATAGTGCCGCTGTAAATAATATTGTATAAATTATTCTGTATGTATGCCAAGTGATCATAGTAAACAACCACATGACCACACTAGCGATGAAGTCTAACAATTAAGCAACCTTAACATCTATAAGGTTCATTGGTACGGCATATTTCATACCGTTGTTATCGTTAGTAACAGCACAACGAGTTTTCATAACTTTGTTAACTGTACCTAACCAACTCTCATAACGACCCATTACGAGAACCCTAGATCCAACTTTAACAGCAGATTTAATTTTTGCCGCTTCAGATTTTCTACGATCTTTAAGTGCCGCAACTATAACTTTTTCATAGTTGGGTCCCCACTCATCAGACTTGATGAATGTTAGTATATCGTTTAAAGTAACGAAGTCTTTTTTAAATTCAGTTTTAATCATAATATAGTCCTTTCGATTATTGTTGTAAACCTTCTAATGCAAACTCTGACCATACCCCTTGGTCATCAGTTTCTTCTTGTGATTGTTTATCAGAATATAACTTGGTAATGATATTATCATATTCGATATTAAGAGTATGGTTGATGTCCATATCTCTAATAGATTTGATGTATTCAATTTTTTCATCAATCGTTTTAAGTTTATTGTATTCACTAAATAATTCTTTGTTTTTATTGTTTATCATGGGTATAATATACACTATAAATAATAGAAAGTCAAATAAAAAATGCATCTTTTTTAAAATTAAAAGTGTTATTTTTCAATGACTTAATAATTTGATGTAAATAAAAAGTGTTGTATTTTTGCAACAGTGGAGAAAATATGAAGATTTTAGAGTGGTTGGGTCTAACTAAAAAGGTAGAACCCACAAAGAAAAAGAAAGTAGTTAAAAAGAAAAAGAAGATTACAAAGAAGAAGGGTAAGAAATAATGAATTGCACAAACTGTGGACACCCATGTCATTGTGGACACCCTTGTATGCAAACATACAAAGATGGTGATAACCGTGATGTAGAAATAAAGTGTTGCGACCATTGTTCACATGACGATACAGTGGGCAACGATTACTGGGAGAATGGATACTAATGGCTAGAGGATTAAGTATAAACAATACCTATAGTAGAGGTCCAAAGAAACGCACATCTATTGGCAATAGTCCTAGGTCTAAACCTAAGAACAAATCTAAAAGACGATTACATACACGAAGTCGTGGACAAGGGTAATGCCAGGTGTTCATAGAAACGGTGATAGTAATAGTGCTGGCGGAGTTGTTAGTTCTAGCCGTAATGTCAATGTGAATGGTAAATCTATTGCCGTAAATGGTGATAGTGTATCGTCTCACCCAGTTGCACATGTAGGGGCTAAAACTGCCAATGGTAGTTCGAGTGTATTTGCAAATGGTAAACCTGTCAATAGAGTTGGAGACGCAGACACCTGTGGTCATACAAGAAGTTCAGGGAGTGGCGATGTTTTTGCCGGGTAACATGATAAATAGTTATCATGGCAATACTACAGGCAGGATATAGGGACGCAAGTGGCACCAATGCGAGTGCAAGAAGTGTTAGATTATATAAAGATCTGGCGCTATCTTTTGAAAAAAACTCCAACACCAAAGATGTCCTTCAGAAAAAAGATGTTGACGCGGTTAAACAAAGTGTACGGAATCTCATACTCACAAACCATTACGAAAGACCATTTCACCCTGAAATAGGATCTGGTGTTTCTAATCTTTTATTTGAACCTCTTGACCCAATTACTGCTAACGCATTAACAAGAACAATAGGTGAGGTCATCAACAACTTTGAACCTCGTGCTAGAGTAGTATCAATTGACGCACAACCAAGACTTGATTCCAACTCATATGAAGTTACGGTATCATTTAGAATTATCAACATACCAGGTGAGTTAGTTACCTTAGATGTAATGTTAGAAAGAAGTAGATAGAATGGCAACTGATAAAAGAATTGATGTTACTGAATTAGACTTTGACAATATCAAAGATAATCTAAAAACATTTTTAAAACAACAAGACCAATTTACAGACTATGACTTTGAAGGGTCTGGTATGTCAACTCTATTAGATGTTCTGGCATATAACACACACTACAATGCGGTCTATGCCAATGTTCTTGCCAATGAAATGTTTTTAGATAGTGCTGACATTCGTAATAGTATTGTATCACATGCAAAACATGTTGGGTACACACCTAGAAGTGCAACATCACCTATCGCAAAATTAAATGTAGTAGTTTCAGACTTATCAGGTTCAACTGCCACTGCGGCAAGAGGCACATCATTCACTACTACGGTTGATGGCGTATCATACACTTATGTTGTAAAAGATGATACAACAATATCACCAGTTTCTGGTGTATATACTTTTTCAGAATTACCTGTATATGAAGGCACACTTGTCAATAACAAATATACAGTAGATACAACAAACGCTGACCAAAGATTTTTAATTAAGAATGCCTTGGCAGATACAACAACATTAAAAGTTACAGTACAAAATAGTTCAACTGATACTACAACTACAACTTACACAAAGTCAACTGACCTGGCAGATGTTACATCAACATCTACTGTTTACTTTTTAGAAGGTGTCGAAGACGAACAATACGAAGTTGTATTTGGTGATGGTGTTTTAGGTAAAGCATTATCAACTGGTAACATTGTAACACTATCATATGTTGTAACAAACGGAGCAGATAGTAACGGTGCAAGTTCATTTACTTTATCTGGTACAATTGCAGGTAGTTCAAGTGCAACAATCACTACGGCAAGTAATTCATCTGGTGGTTCAGATCCAGAAACACCTGACAGTATTCGTTTCAATGCACCAAGACAATATGCAAGTCAAAATCGTGCCGTAACGGCAAAAGATTATGAGAGTAGAGTAAAGACTATTTTTCCAAATGCACAATCAGTTCAAGTATGGGGTGGTGAAGATAACTCAACACCTGTATATGGTAGAGTTTATATCTCTATCAAACCTAAAACTGGTACAAGTGTTACAGAGGCAGACAAGACAGATATAATTACACAATTAAAAGATTTCAATGTTGTATCAATCACACCTGTTATAGAAGATGTTGAAACAACTTTCTTACAACTTACTGTTAATGTTAAGTACGATCAGAAAGCAACTGTAAAATCAGCAGACAGTATTAAGTCATTAGTTCAAAGTGCAATAACTACTTTCAATACAAACAACATACAACAATTTGACCAGATGTTTAGACATAGTAAATTTATTGAAACAATAAACAAAGTTGATACGGCAATACTATCAAACATTACAACTGTTAAATTACACAAATCATTTACTGCCACAACAACAGCGTCAACAACATATACAATCAATTTTGAAAACGCATTGTATAATCCACATAGTGGTCATAATGCGAGTGGTGGTGGTGTTCTTACATCAACTGGTTTTAAAATAAATGGCGATACTACTAACGAATACTTTTTAGATGAAGATGGTGCAGGTAATGTAAGGTTGTATTATCTTGTTGCAGGTGTAAGAACATATGCAAATAACACACAAGGTACAATTAGTTACACAACTGGTCAGGTAGTTCTAAACTCTTTATTTGTTACAGAGGTTTCAGATGTAGATGGTGCAACATCAACAACAATAAGAATTACAGTTACACCTAATTCAGTAGATGTTAAACCAGTGAGAAACCAAGTTATAGAAATTGATGAAACAAATACTACAACAACTGTAACAGCAGATGACTTTGATACTACATCAGGTATAGGTTATACAACATCAACAAGTTATGCATAATCTATGGCAAAGTTTGATAAAAAATTAAGTCCACTTGTAAGTAGGCAACTACCGCAACACATACAGGCAAACAATCCACTTCTTACGGAGTTCATAAAACAATATTATATATTTATGGACTCAGCACAAATCACTTTATCAAGTGTGAGTGCTACAGACCAAATACTATTAGAAACTGCCGCAGAAAATTTTGTTGCATTAAATGGTACAGACGAAAAACAAAGTAACGCTGGTGATTACATTGTAAACGAAGAAGAAACAATTGGTGAGTTTACAAAGGGCGAAACAATTACAGGTGGTACTTCTGGCGAGACGGCAACAATACTGGCAGAGGATACAGACAATCTAAAAATTTTTATTACTGCTAACTCAAAGTTTATTACTGGTGAAACAATTACAGGTGGTACTTCTGGTGCTCAAGGTGTTATAGGTAAGTACCGTGCAAACCCAAATGAAACATTAACACAATTATTAGAATATGCAGAGGTCAATGATACCTTAGATGATTTCTTCAAACAGTTTAGAAATACTTTTCTACAAACTATACCAAATAATCTTACAGACGGTTTAGATAAAAGACAACTTACAAAAAATATCTTATCTTTGTATAAAAGAAAAGGTACACAAAAAGGGCATGAAATATTTTTCCGTGCATTACTGAATGAAACACCAGAGTTGTATTATCCAACAGTTGACATGTTACGAGTATCAGATGGTAACTTTAATACTCAACAAGTTTTAAAAGTAACTTTAGTATCACCAACTGATGGTGATATGTTGAAACTAAAAGGTCAAACAATAACGCAAGAAAATATTGTAGGTAATAATAATGTTAATCTTGCAACGGCAGTTGTCGAAGATGTATCAGTATCAAGTGTAACACTTGGTGGTATTCAAAGAGATGTTGCGACATTAATCATTTCAAAGAATAGTGCAAGTGGTACTTTTGTTACCAACAATGGCGATACTATGTTATTAGAAACTGAAAGTCAAATACTAAATGAAGATGGGTCAAATGTATTACAACAAACTACATCTACAATTGTAGGTGTACCAAATGATAATCCAGATATTACTTTGACATGTACAATTCATTCTATTGTAGATGATGTAACGGTAACAACACCAGGTAGATACTATACTGTTGGTGAACAAGTAGCAGTTGATACTAACGAACAAAAAGGTGGTGGTGGATTTACTTCACAAATAGACAATACATCATACGGTAAAGTAGAGAGTGTTATTGTAGAAAATGGTGGTAGTGGTTACGCTGTTGGCGATGCTCTATCTGTTACAAACCCAACGCATGGTTCAGACTTTGCAGGTGAGGTTGCGGTAGTCAATGGTGGTTTCACATTAGAACAAGATAGTTTAGAAAACGGTGTGATAATATTAGAAGATAGTACAGACGATCAACTTGTTATGGAACCACAAACAAACTCTAACACAAACGATATTACAAAAATTAAAATAACAAACAATGGTGGTGGTTATCTTTCACTACCAACTGTAGGTGTAACATCATCATCTGGTAGTAGTGCATTACTATTTGCTGTATCTGATAGTATTGGTAAAGCATTATCTGTTAAACCAGTTGACCAAGGATTTAGATACGAAGAAGCACCGGGTATATTACCTAAGTTGCATATGCAAATTGATACCATATCAAGTGCGTTTAGTGTTGGTGAAACAATTACTGCCACAAAAGAAGATAACATCATACTAGAACCATTTGCTCAATTAGATTATTCTATATTACTAGAAGATCATAGACAGGCAGTTTTGAGATTAGATAGTGAAGAAGGTGATATACTTACAGAAAGTGGTGAGAGTATTGCATTTGAAGAACTGGTAACTGAACCTGTATTTGCTGGTGCGGAACAAGATGTTATCATTACGGAAGATAGTGATGGTAATAATAGAATTGCAAATACAATTTATGAAGTGGCAGATGTTACAGACTTTGTTACTGTTACGCATAATGGTTCTGACGATAGCAGATTATTAAATGAAGATACCTCAAGTGTTACTGCCGTAGTAGAGGCATTTGATAGTAATACAAATATACTTACATTGAATACTGTATCAGGTACCTTTGATGACAAAGTTACAATCACAGGTGGTACATCTGGTTGTACTGCAATTGTTAGAAACGCTGATCATGCGGCGATGACTTCTACTGTAGGTACAATTATTGAAACAGATGGTGAGTTTGTAGGTGTTGATGGGTTTGTTTCTGAAAGTACAAAGAAGATACAAGATAGTTTATACTACCAAGATTATTCATATATCGTAAGAGTAGGTGAGTCCATATCAGAATGGAGAGAATATCTTAAATCGTCCGTACACCCTGCAGGTTTCTATTTTGCTGGTGAGGTGAATATTAAGAATAGTATTAATATGAGAATGAAAACAGGATTCACTAGACTTTCTGGTCTAACAGAAACAGACGAGGTAATAGAAATACTAACAGTTATCTTTGATGAGAAGGTAAGAAGAAAACTAGGTACCGCAACTGACGGTACATCTTTGAGAACAAATGCTCAACTATCTATTGAGAGTAGTGCCAGTCATACGGCAAACACTAGAGATACAACAGCGTCTTTTGATTTAACATTAGAATTAGGGACTAGACCAAATAGTGCATTTAGATCCACAACTTTACAACAAGGTTTTGTCTATGCAGGTCCTAGAATGAAATCAATTGGTAGATTTGCTTCAACGGCATTCGACCATACACCAGATAGAATATTATTGAACACCTCAGCAGATGAGAATGATGGATTACTACTAGAAGATGGTGGTGATATAAAACAAGAATTAGGATTAAGAGATATGGATAGTGGTATCCTATTATCTACACTAAATAATTTAAAATTAACTGGTACTGGATCTACGACCTTTGATGGTGCGGCAAATAGAATAGATGATTTCAGTACAGATTTAAAAACGAATTTTACTATACCTGCACAAATTAGGACAACATTGTCATAAGATAGTGTATAAATAGATTAGTAAAGTCAAAAAAAGGAGATTAAAATGGCCATAAGTACAGTAGCAAATGTTTCTGTCAAACTTGAAAGTGGTGTCCGTTGGTATCATTTTACGGCTGATATAGATGAGGATTCAGGTTCTGATCATTACGGTTTTAAAATGCAAAAGGGTGGTGATAATTCTAGTAATGTTATAAGATTAAGTGTTGGTGGTTCAGACCTATCATCATTAGATTCCTCAGAAACAGATTACACACCTACTACATATTGCACAGGTTCAGACGGAGACGCGGTTTGGGTGAAACTATGTCAATGGGGCATAGAGAATAATAAAGAATGGATTGGATTATAGGATAGAACATGCCAGCAATAGTTACAAAAGATTTTAGAGTCCACAACGCAAGACAATTTTTAGAAAGTTTTAGTGAGAGTGCGGACACATATTACTTAGGTATTGGTAGACCTCAAGCGTTTGCCAACGACCAAGCATTTAACGATGGGACAGATACTTCACCACCAACACCAGTTGATAGTGTAGGGTCAGTTGAATACTATGTTTATGATGATATATTGAGTGCGAAGAAAGTAACAAGTTCAGATATTTCACTTGTCATACCAAGAAGAAACTGGACAACTGGCACAGTTTATGATTATTACAGACACGATTACGGAGAAATTAATAGTGCGGGTAGTGCTATAACCACAGACAGTGGTGCGTCTACCCTACTAGACGCTACCTTCTATGTTATGAATAGTACCTTTGATGTTTATAAGGTAATAGATAATAACGGAGGGGCAGCGTCAACAACTGAACCAACAGGTAACAAAACAACTTCCGTATTCAGTACGGCAGATAGTTACAAATGGAAATACATGTATTCACTTACTGCAAGTGAACAGGCAAACTTTATGTCAACTGACTTTATACATGTATCAACTAATGCTTCAGATATTTCTACAACTGCTGGTGCAATCGAACATGTTAAAATAACTGCTGGCGGTAGTGGAGGTTCTAACGGAACATACACAGGTGTTGCTATACGAGGTGATGGTTCAAGTGGCGAGTGTACAGTAGTTGTTAGTTCAAATGCTGTAACAAGTGTTACAATCACAACCGCAGGTAGTGGTTACACTTATGCAAGTGTCAAAGCAAGTGATATAGGTAATGTATCAGGTGCTGATATAGATTTCATAATCTCACCACCAGGCGGACACGGTTCAGATGCAATTGCTGAGTTAGGCGGTTTCTTTGTAATGATGAATGTTGACTTTACACAAGGAGATGGATCAGGAGACTTTAACACTACAAACGATTTTAGAAGAATTGTATTGTTAAGAAACCCAACTGATAGTACAACTGGATCAACAGCAACGGCAACAACACTAGACGGTACAAAGTCAATAACATTTAGTGGCACACCAGGATCATTTCAAGCAGATGAAAAAATTACACAGGCTACATCTGGTGCGGTAGGGTTCGTTGTTGATTTCAATTCTACAACAAAAGTTTTAAGATACATACAACCTCAGTTTACTAACCAAGGTGTAGATAGTGATGGCAACTTGACAGCATTCTCTAGTACGAATACTGTTACTGGTGCTACTTCAAGTGCAACAGGTACACCAAGTTCACATGATACAACTCCTGAATTAACTGCTGATACTGGTGATATTCTTTATATAGAAAATAGAAAACCTATTACCAGGGCATCAGACCAAACGGAGAATGTAAAGTTAATCGTAGAGTTTTAGGAGAGATAGATGGCAACAAACTTTAATGTCTCACCTTACTATGATGACTTTTCAGAAAGTAAAAATTTTCATAGAGTATTATTCAGACCTGCTTTCGCTGTTCAGGCAAGAGAATTAACCCAACTTCAAACTATACTACAAAATCAAGTTGAAAGATTTGGTGAACATGTATTCAAAGAAGGTGCGATGGTTATACCTGGTGAGGTTACACTTAATACAAAATACGAATATGTAAAACTAGCAAGTCATTCTACATCTACCGCATCCAATATGGTAGGTCTTACTGTAACTGGTGCAACATCAGGTATAGAGGCAGAGGTAGTAAATAGTTCAGAGGCAAGTTCTACCGCGGCTGCAACCATTTATGTAATATACAAAAAGTCTGGTACAGATAATACAACAAAAAGATTTACTGAAGGTGAAACATTAAACTTTACTTTTAGTAGTGCGAGTGCTACGGCAGTTGTTGGTACATCTGGCACATCATTACCTACAAGTTCTAATGCTTTAGGTTTTGCAAGTTCAGTAAATGTACAAGCGGGTGTATATTTTATAAATGGCTTCTTTGTTTCTAATAGTGAAGAAACATTAATACTAGACGCATATTCAAATACGCCATCTTTTAGAGTTGGTTTTACTGTAACAGAAAGTTTTGTTACACCAGAAGATGATACAAGTTTAAATGATAATGCAACTGGTAGTTCTAACATAAATGCTCCAGGGGCACATAGATTTAAAATTGCTTTATCACTTACAAAGAAAGAAACTACGGCAACTGACGATACAAACTTTGTAGAATTATTAAGAGTAAAGAATGGTGATACAGAAAGTATTGTTAAGAGAACAGATTATAATATACTTGAAGAAACTTTAGCAAGAAGAACATCAGACGAAAGTGGTGATTATGTAATACAACCGTTTGACATAGATGTTAGAGAACATCAACTATCAGGTAGTAATCGTGGTATCTTCGAAGCAGACAGTTCATCTTTACATGATGGGTTAACATCAACTGCTTCAGAAGCAAGATTAGCGATTGGGTTATCACCAGGTAAAGCATATGTAAAAGGTTTTGAAGTAGATACAACTTCACAAAAATTTGTAACGATAGAAAAAGCAAGAGACTTTGACACAATACAAAACTCAACTACAAGATTAGATATAGGTAATCATGTTGATGTAACAAACATACATGGTTCGCCAGACATTGGTACTGTATCAGGTGAAACAGAGGCGTTCAAAGAATTATCACTTTTCAAAGATAAGACAGTTACAAGAGGCACACTAAACACTACAACAAATGTTGATGTACAACAAATTGGTAGAGCGAAACCTCGTTTCTTTGAATATGTTTCTGGTACCGCAGGGTCATTAGCAACAAACACTACATCAATTTACAAACTAGGTTTATTTAACATTGACATGTTTACACATTTAGGTGTAACAAGTTCAGTGGCATTCTCTACTGGTGAAACTGTAACAGGTGGCACAAGTGGTGCGAGTGGTATTGTTGAGGCAATAACAGCAACAACATCTACTGACCCAGATCAGATTGTAACAGAGGACGGATTTAATCTTGTTGACGAAACAGATGGCGATGATATTATACTTGAACAATCTGTATTAACAACGGTTGTATTAAGTAATGTATCTGGTAACTTTAGTGCCGCAGAAACTGTAACTGGTGGTACTTCAACAAATAGTGGTACAACTGTTGCCGCTTCACCAGAAAGACCTACAGAAATACAATTTGAATTTGCTCAAGTTAAATCTTTGGGTATGGCAGGGTCGCCAACATTTACGGCAGATACAGTTTTAACATCTTCACAATCTGAAGGTGATGAAAGTAATATTACATTATCTGGTTCGATTGATATTGCAAGTAACTCAACATCTATTACTGGTAAAAATACAAAGTTCAATACTGAATTAAAAATTGGTGATAACATTGTTTTAGAAAATGATAGTGGTCAACAATTCAGTAGATTTATTGGTGCGATTGTAAATAACACAGAAGCAAGTATTACAGAAAGTATTTCTGGCACAGTAACATCAGCGAGTACACAAAGAAGAAGAACAAAGTTACAAAACATTGATACTACTTCACTTGTTTATAGATTACCAGAAAATGTTATTAAGACATTAAAAACAACTGATAATGCAGGCATTACAGATACAAGTCATAAAGTAAGAAGACAATTCGTTGAGACTTTATCATCATCTGGTCAGGCAACATTTAGTGCTGGTGCAAACGAAACATTTAACGCACACAGCGAAGCAGATTATACACTATCAATAATGACCGCAGGGTCTAGTGATGGTGCGGTTGGTGATATCATTTCTCTTTCTGGTAATAACCATGAAGGTGATAGTAAGTTCACATTAACTGGTAGTCCATCTGGTAGACAAATACAAGTTGATCTTGGTGCAAACTTTGCTACGGCAAAAGTTAAATTGATTGCAACTATAACAAGAAGTATTGCAAACGAAAAATCAAAAGCATTAGTAACTGGTGCAACAACAGCGATATCAACTCAAGCAAATTGTGAAGAAAAAACAATTAGTTTAGGTAAGGGTGATATCTTTGCATTAACAAGTGTCTTTATGGCACCAGATTTCAGTACGGCAGCGACAACAAGTCATACTGATATCACAGACAGATTTACACTAGATAATGGACAAAGAGATAGTTACTACGACATAGGTCGTATTGTAAGAAAAGATGGTGCACAAACACCTACTGGTAGATTATTAATTACATTCTCACACTTTACACATGGTAGTGGTGATTATTTTTCAGTTGATAGTTATTCAGGTGTTGTTGATTATGACGCAATACCATCTTTTGATAGTCCAACAAAAGGTAAGATAGAGTTAAGAGACGCATTAGACTTTAGACCAATGGTTGCTAATGATAGTGGCGTTGTAGGGTTTGGTGCAGTAGATAGTATTGGTGCAAAAAATTATACAGGTGGTGGTTCATCAGCAGTTGATATGCCTAAACCTGGTTCAGACGCAACACTAGACTTTGAGTTTCATTTAAGTAGAATAGATGGTATCTTCATTACGAAAGATGGTTTATTCAAACAGGCAAAAGGTACGCCTGCAATAGACCCACAAAGACCAGAACCATTTGATGACGCTATGGCATTATATTACTTAAACTTGCCAGCATTTACTTTCAATACAAGTGATGTAAAAATTACCACAGTAGATAATAGACGCTACACAATGAGAGACATTGGTAAGTTAGAACAAAGAATTAAAAATATAGAATACTATACACAATTAAGTTTATTAGAACAACAAGCGATCAATACACAAATACAAGACGCGGCAACTGGACTTGATAGATTTAAAAATGGTATTATTGTAGATAGTTTCAAAGGTCATAATATTGGTGATGTTCTTTCTGCTGAGTATAGATGTTCAGTAGATATGAGCGAAGGTGAATTAAGACCAGAACATCACACAGATCAAGTTAAGTTAATTGAGAAAGCGGCAAATGATACTGACGCTGAGAGAACAACTTTAGGTTATCAAAAGACTGGTGATTTAATTACACTACCATATACATCAAGTGAGTTTATCAAAAACCCATATGCAACTAAAAGTGTAAACTGTAATCCATTCTTGGTATTTCAATATCAAGGTGATATTGCATTAACACCAGATTTAGATGAGTGGTATGAAACAGAAAGAAGACCAGACTTAATTGTAAACGATAATAATTTATTTGACACAATGACTGCTCTTGCAGGTGGCACAAATAGTTTAGGTACAGTTTGGAATAACTGGCAGACTAACTGGTCAGGTCAATGGTCGCAAGGTAGTTCAACAAACCAAGGTAACATAACTGCTAGTGCAAGTGTAAGTGGCACAGTTACAAGTAGAACAAGAACAGGTATTAGTAGAGAGATTGCAGGTTCAAATATACAAAGACAATCATTTGGTGATAAGATAGTTGACATATCTTTCATACCATTTATTCGTTCACAAACAATTTCATTTACGGCAACAAGAATGAAACCTAATACTAAGGTTTTCCCATTCTTTGACAATGTAAATATATCAACTTTTGTAACACCAGACGGTGGGGTTGCAGGTGGTAATCTAATTACAAGTAGTGTTGGTACTATATCAGGTACTTTTGCATTACCAAATACTGACGCTAACAGATTTAGAACAGGTGATAGAATATTCAGATTGACAAGTTCATCTACCAACAGTAAGATAGATGATGATGTTGATACTTTTGCTGATGGTAAATTTACTGCTCGTGGTTTACAAATGACAAAACAAGAAACAATCGAATCCACTAGAGTGCCAATTATTCGTTCTACCACTGTTACAGAAAACGAAGTAAGAAGAACAGTAGATAGAATAAATGCTGGTATTAATATTGAACAAGGACCACCAAATAATCCAGACCCATTAGCACAATCGTTCAAAGTAGAAAACATAGAGGGTATATTCTTAACCAAAGTAGATTTATTCTTCGAAGAAAAAGATAGTACAATACCAATTAAAGTATATCTAGTTGAAACAATTGAAAGCAGACCTGGTCAAAGAATTTTACCATTCTCTGAGGTTACAGTTGCGGCAGCAGATGTAAATACATCATCAACGGCTGCGACAGCAACTACTGTAACATTCCCATCACCTGTGTATCTACAAGGTGGTAAAGAATATGCAATTGTTCTAAAACCAGATAGTCAAAAATATAAAGCATGGGTAAGTAGATTAGGTGATACTGATGTTGGTGGTACTAGACGAGTTACTACACAACCTTTATTTGGTTCACTATTCAGATCACAAAATGCAACACTATGGACAGATGATCAAATGGAAGATTTGAAAATGACTTTACACAAAGCAGACTTTACAACTGGTACTACTGGTACTTTCGAAATGACAAATGACGCTCTTGCAAGTAAGACATTAGAGAACAATCCAATCGAAACAAACTCTACTGCTGGTAGTGGTAGTGCGTTTGGTGGTAACCCTAACATCATTAAGATTAATCATAAACATCATGGTATGAATGACAGTAGTCCAAGTAAAGTTACAATCTCTGGTCTTGGTGCAACAACTGACTTTAACGGTATTCAAGGTAGTGTAATTAATGGCACACATGATATTGGTAATGTTACTGAGGATTCATACACTATTACATTAAGTGGTGATCCTGCAACATCAACTGGTAGTGTAGGTGGTACCGCAGTAGTGGCAACGCAAGATCGTGCCTTTGAAAGTGTAATGCCTAAAATTGGTATGTTAAACTTTCCAGATACTACCTCAGTTCATAGTATCAAAACTACATCTACTCAATCAGTACATGGTAGTGAAACAGCATATACTACGGACAGTTCATTTACAAGTATCGTACCAAATGATAACTTCTACTTTACAAGTGCAAAGGCAGTATTGTCAACTATAAACGAAACAACTCACTTGTCAAGCGTTAAATCATTATTCTATAATATTACATTGTCATCAACAAATGCAAATGTAAGTCCTGTTATAGATTTAAGTAGAACAAGTTTATATGCAATACATAACAGACTAGATAGTCCAACATCTGGTAACACAACTGGATTCGTTGCAGAAACAGATCCAACTGGTGGTAGTGCAGGTGCAAAATATGTAACTAGAGAAATAAGTTTAGACAATCCATCTACGGCATTAGATTTAAGAATTGCGGCAAGTGTTTTCCCAACATCTTCAATCGAAGTGTTTAGAAAAGTAAAAGGTATTGATGATGATAGAGAAATGAAAGATATACCTTATGTACAAATGACACAAGCAAATGTGGCAATATCTGCTGAAGGTAGAAGTCAATCACCTTATTCAGATAATTTCAAATCAGATTTCTTTGATTATGAGTTTAATGAAAATGGTATAAATGAATTTACATCTTTTAAAATTAAGATTGTAATGAAAGGTACGAACCCTGCATATCCACCAAGAATAACAGATATGAGAGGGATTGCATTGGCAGTATAATGAGTATAGTAAAAGTAGAAGGTCATAGGTCAATTGTAAGAGACACACGATCTGGTGCAATTATCAATACTGATAGAAGTGCCTACGCTGTACATGTACAAAGAATAAAAGAGGCAAGAGCAAGTCAAAACGATTTGAGAAATGCCGTGAGAGATATAAATAATTTGAAAGCAGAAATGTTTGAAATAAAAGAAATTTTAAAAGGAATGGTAAGTAAATGGCAGCAAGACAAGTAGCAGCAGACGCAACGATAGAACAGTTAAGGACTACCTTTAACACTTTATCAGCGACAGACTTTGGTGATATATCACAATTAAGTTCTTCGATTAGTGCGAGTAACTTGGTTGCGGCGATGAACGAGTTAGAGGCAGAGGTTGCTGGATTTTCTGCGGCAACAATTACCGCACAAACAAACTTAAATGCAGGCCCGGCAAGTAATGACGAGTTCATTATGGTTGATACAGGTACTGGACAATTAAGAGCAATAACTGCGGCAAACTTATTTACTGATCAAACATTAGTTTCACCAACAATTACTTTTGAAGGTAGTACGGCAGATAGTTTTGAAACTACAATCGCTGTTACAGACCCTACAGCAGATAGAACAATCACATTACCAAATGCAACTGGTACGGTGTCTTTAACTACGGCAACTGAAACACTAACAAATAAAACTTTAACATCACCTACAATCAACGGTGGTTCGTTTAGTGGTTCTCTTTCTGGTTCAATCACAATAGGTAGTAGTGGTAGTTTAGTCTATGAAGGTGCTACTGACAATAGTTTTGAAACAACTTTGGCAGTAACAGACCCAACAGCAGATAGAACAATAACTTTTCCAAACGCAACAGGTACGGTAGCATTACAAGAAGCGTCAATTGATATGAACGGAACAGAATTAGTTTTAGACGCTGATGGCGATACAAGTATTACTGCCTCAGATGACGACCACATAGATATTAGACTTGCAGGTAATGATAGAATAGAATTAGAGACAGGATTAATTTCAATTAAGAATGATGGTTCTCAATCTGCTATAAGATTATATTGTGAAAGTTCTAACGCACATTACGCTGCTCTGACTGCTCCTGCTCACGCAGATTTTGGTGGTAATATTACTGTTACATTACCTGCGTCAACTGATACACTTGTTGGTCGTGCAACTACTGATACATTAACAAATAAAACTTTAACATCACCACTTGTTTCAGGTTTATCATTAACAGATAGTTCAATCGTATTCGAAGGTAGTAGTGCAAACAGTTTTGAAACTACATTAACAGTAGTAAATCCAACTGCGGATAGAACAATCTCATTACCTAACGAAACATTTAAACTTAATTCATATGCGAATAAGGCTGTGTTAGATGGAGATGGATCAACTACAACTATTACTGTGGGTAGTGGTTATAATGTTAATCAGTTCTTTGTAACAATCAACGGTGTGGATCAGGAACCTACAGAGGACTTTACATATTCGGGGACAACTATTACACTAGACGCTGCTCCAGGAAGTGGCGATAGGGTAGTAATAAGATATTAAAATTTAATTTGAAAGTATTTTTTGTATAAATACTATTATAGGAGAGTAAAAGATGGTTACTAGAATTAAGTCAAGTCAAATTACTGACGGAACAATTGTAAATGCTGATGTTAATGCATCTGCGGCTATTGACGATTCCAAACTAACAGGTTTGGCTGCAAGTGCAACAACTGATACAACAAACGCGGCAAATATTGGATCAGGTATCTTACCTGAGGCAAGACTAGGCACATTACCTGTATCAAAAGGTGGTACTGGACTTACATCTTTAGGTACTGCTGGGCAGGCAATCAAAGTTAATTCAGGTGCTACGGCATTAGAATTTGGTACTGCTGGCGGACTTACTATTGCAACTGTATCTCCAGGTAATGTTACATTAAACACAGGTGGTCACGGACAATCAAGTTCAACAACTAATTCTGTTTCACCTATACCAACTGGTACTGGGTTGTTTAACTTTTCATGGACATTTGGTCAATTAAGAGCAGGTAACCACATTGGTTCATACAACTACTCTTATACTTCTTCTAACATATCACTTACACAATTAAGTAGAACATCATCAAGTTCAACTGGCCCTTACGGGTTAGGTGGTGGATCTTTACCAACAACTTTTGGTGGTCAAACATCTGCTGCTTCAAATACTACAAATACTTTCTTTGGTTATTACACTACCAACTCTAACTCACCATCAATACAGTTACAGTATGGTACTTCACAAAATGGTAACGCACAATCACCTGCTTTCCAAGTGAATTCCCAAACAATTACTTTTATTAAGTAGTATAAGTATTAGTGTTCAATAGAACACACTTGAAAGGATAATTATGAAATATTTTGACGATATATTTGATGACTTATATTTAAGGCAACTATCACAAAAAGTAATCGAATCAAATTGTAAATCAAATAATATTGCAGGTCGCCATACATGGCCTTATGGTCATAAAGGCAATCATAAAATAATGGGCAGTACATTATTTGAGAGACACAATTTAAGTGTCATACATTACGACCAAGCAAACTACGAATTAGCAAATCAGTTGATAGACCCAGTGTATCAAATCGCTATGCGAATGAAACAACTACCTGTATTGCGATTGATTTCTACTAACATACAATTTATGGGCATGGAAGGCACAGACCATACAGATAGTGTGCACCCAGATGATTGGTCATATATACTAATGTTGGCAGATGAAGATACACATGGTGAAGATATTGGTGGTCATTTTATAAATGAGACACAAAATGTAACTGTGCCATTTAAACACGGTAGAGTAGTTTGTTTTCCGTGTACTGACATGCATAGAGGTCAAGCATTTACAAAACCAAATATTGCTAGATTATCTGTAAGATGGTTAATAAGAGATAACTGTTATGTAGGTCCTGGTATACTAGATTTAAATAAATTGTTTGGCGTGGCTAATGATGATGTCGAGTTTGACCCAACAAAACAAGGATCACCATCTGATGTGGTAGATGATAAGATGATTAAAGCAAGAGAAAAAAAATTAGAGGAGCAAGATAATGGCTGAAGAAAAAAAAGTTGATACGATAGATATGGACGCATTGTCGCCAAAAGGTAAATTACATGCAGAACAATATCAGATATTACAACAATCTAAACTAAAACATCAACTAGAAATAGAAAAGATAGATGTATTGTTGAAATATTACGAACAAACTATACCAAAAGAAATAACAGTAGATACAGCGAAAGAAGAACCAAAAGACGATAAATAGTCTTTATGGCTGCAATAGCAAACTTACTCATAGACCAAGGGGCAACATTTACAAGTACCATTACGGTATTTAATGATGACGATTCCCTATTTGATACAACTGGTCATACTGGTGCGTCTCAAATAAGAAAGTCTTATAGTTCATCAAGTGCTAGTGCCACTTTTACTGTTGCCTTTGCAGACGATAGAACAACAGGTGAAATTACTATCTCACTTACACCTACACAAACTGCCGCATTAGAAGAAGGTAGATATGTGTATGATGTTGAATTAACAAAAACCTCAGATAGTTCAGTTACCCGTGTAATTCAAGGAATTGTTACAGTAAGTCCAAACGCTACCAGATAAATCTATATAAATAGTGTTATACTAGGGGTTGTATGGCATTAAAGGGTAGAGTATCAAATTCAAACAAGAAAAAAGCGAAGATTACTTCGACTAATTCTGCTGGTCCACAACAGGTTTCAGTTGAAGTTATTGGCGGCGGCGGTGGCGGTGGTGGTTCTGTATCGCAACTAAATGCTCTTACTGATGTTACAGTAAGTACGACACCTGCTGGTAGCATTTTACAAATACAAACTGCTGGTGGTAATTTTGTATCAACAGCACCTATTGATAGTGATACACTTGCAGGTGCTACATCTATATCAATACATTCTGGTGAAAGTCTTAAGGCATATATTGATACCCAAGATGCCTCTGGTACAATTACATTTACAAACAAGTCAATAGATTTAGATAGTAATACCTTATCAGGTACATTAGCAGAATTTAATACCGCATTACAAGATGATAGTTTTGTTTCACTTACAGGTTCAGAAACACTTACAAATAAAACATTAACCAACCCTACTATTTCATTAATATCTGGTTCAGATGTTACATTAGATAGTTCAACCAATATAGTTTTAGATAGTGATAGTGGTTCTATAGCATTAAAAGATGGTGGCACAGAGTTTGGTCAATTTGCCAATAACTCTGGTGAATTACAAATTAAATCAGGTTCAAGTTCTACTACAAATCTTACAATGTCTGGTGCGAATACCACAATCGCTGGTAATTTAGATGTAGGTGGTAATCTTACAGTAACAGGCACAACAACATTCAATGGTGGTACTTTAACATTAGGAGACGCCGCTACAGACACTATCGCTTTTGGTGGTACAATTACAGGTAGTTTAACTTTTGAGGGTTCTACTGACGATAGTTTTGAAACAACATTAACACCTGGTAATCCAAGTTCAGATATAACTTTAACTTTACCATCAAGTGCTTCTGACACTTTAGTTGGTTTAGCGTCAACACAAACACTTACAAATAAAACAATCAATAGTAATGCAAATACTTTACATATTGATTTAGATGATCTAGGTACATTTACTGGTACACTGGCAGAGTTTAACGCAGGACTACAAGGTGATAGTTTCGCTTCTTTAACAGGTAGTGAAACACTTACAAATAAAAGTATAGATTTAGGTAAT